TATCCCGTGTAGCCAATAATGTCTCCACGGATTGCCATAGAACCATTAATAACTAAACGATATTCGGAAGCAGGACGACCATCATACGGCCCTGTGTAACCTTCACCAGCACGACGAGAGTACACCGAATAACGGTGACTCTCAGACAAATAGTTGCCAGCATAAGCACCGCTGGCTATATCTGAACCGTAAGAAAGCTGATGGGTGTTATTGCCAGGACCAGCACTTGTGAAGTTCGCTCGATAGTTCAGATCCTTTAAGAAACTCCCAGCAGTCTGAGCATTGATATCAGTACCAGTACTCAAACCAATAACGCTATGTTGGGTACTGCTCAAATACAGGTGGTTTGTTGCTCCAAGAGAAACATTTCCCGTAGAGGTAAGAGTCCCACCAGTTAAACCACCAGTAACAGCTAAATCGCCGCTAACTGTTCCACCAGTATTCTGAATTACCCCAGGATAAGTAGCGGTCTGACCAGGAACACCCTCTAACCAGTTCTTCAAATAAGTCCAGTTAGAGTTATGTTCGCTAGCAATGATCGCACTACCAGCTACAGCCGTATTTGGCTGGGTAAAGGTTGCCATTAACGCAGTCTCCTATGAATATAAGTAAATGCCATAGCGTTCACTTCCCAAGCCTCATCAACAGATGTAGGACCTTCTACCTTTAATTGAATAGCCTTAGCTGTCCCAAGAGTAGGCAGCCGCTCAATATTCGTAACATCCGTATTGGGCTCACTCGCCCAAGTACTCGTACCATAAACGCCTGTCCCCCCCGTTGGGCCTGCCGAAGCAGCCCATGTCGCCCCAGACGTAGCCCCCGTTTGAACACCAAAGGACATTGACTTCTTAAAGTTCGCAGTGTCGTAATCCGTATACAACTTTGCAGACATAGCCACAGTCGCATCAGAACTCACCACAATACGAGGCTTACCCCACCGCTTCTTAACAATCGGATTCTTCCCAACAAGCCAACTTGTCGTATAAGAAGAATCAATATGCGATGTCGTCGTCCCGTAAAAATCGCTTTGCAAATCCTGTTCCAAATGGATCACACGACCCGAGTTCGTATAACAAGCAGCCAACAAATCCTGTTCAGCGCCAGGAGGCGCAAACGTCATCATCGCATTAGCGTCTATATTCGTCATAGTCCAAGCACCCAAAGTCGGGTCAAAAACTAGAACACGGCGATGAGTAACAGCACCACCTGAATCATCCCAATCAACAGAAACATAAAGCCTGTTCTTAAACCAAGCCAACTGAGGCGGATTGTTGAACTGTAATCTTCCATCGTCGATAGCTGGTTGGAGTTTTTCAAACACCCAAACAAACTTGTCGCCGTCATACATCCATACGCCTTGACGGTCATACCAGAAAAACACTCCATAGGGAGTCGAAACTGGTGACGACATTGCCACAGAACCCACATCCTGGGAAAGAGGCACTAATTGAAACGTCAAAGAATCAAAACCGTACAGCGCATGAACGCTGTTCGTTTTGAAAATTAATAAGCGATCAGCGAAGGGTACAAGGGCAGAAAGTTCGTCGCCTCGTTCCCCCACGTTGACATCCACATAATCGTAATCAAACCATGTCTCTGGGTCATCTATTCGTGACCAACGCACACGGTTAGCGTAAGCAGTGCCACCTTCTTTGGTATGAGCAACCCAAGCATGGTTGTTCCAATGGCAAGTGTATTTAGCTATAGGGTAATTTCCTGCTGAACCGTTGACATTCGACGCAAGGTTTGAAGCAGTCGTTCCATCGTAAACAAATGACGCAGCATCTCCCGAAACCCCATAAAACTTATCGTTAGTTGTTTGCCCATACAAACGGTTACCGTCAGTAACCGAAACACCACTTAAAGTTGTGAAATCATTCGCAGAAGATTCCGCAACGGTAGTCCCATATGAACAAATAACTCGGGCTGTTCCCCCATCTGGGGTGAACTGCCCTAAACCCGTTACCCTAGAAGGCAAAGCAGTTGAATTGCGTTTATTTACCCCTAAACGCATCTTAATGCCGCCACGAGGGTCAACATCTACGTTAAGCATGTTAGGGCTTTCGTTAGGACCCAAATTGAATTGGTCCGAACGTAAATTTAAGCCCCCACTGAAATCCTCTAACATGGTCAGCTTATATCGCTGACCATGTGGAACAGAGCCCTGGGATTCCGCTTTAGACATCCGTTACTCCCAACTAAACCTAAGTCGGTCAGGCATAACACTTTGTGAACGCCAACGAGAAGTCGAAACAGTATTCAAAACCAAAGGCTGCGGTGCAGGCGCATCAAGATACCTTGCCCGCAGATTATCTAACTCCCTAGCAAATATGTTTTGGTATTCGCGAGCCATACCAGGATCTTCTTGCTGTTCATAAGCACGAGCAATCCCAAAGGTCGCAATTACCTGATGAAACGGTTCAGGAAAATCACTCGGAGTCGCAGAATCTAATGAACCTGCCCCAAATGCTGAAGGGTTCTTGTATCCCCGAACATAAATTGTTTGAGCAGAGGACGGGGTAGGGTACAACCTTACGGTTTCGGCCCAGTAAGACCAATACCAACTATCGCCATTCCCAGCAGAATCCAAAGGATAAACAACGTCACCTGCATCTCTTCCAATGAGCGTAAGAACATGATCGTCTGTTCTTAACGCATTTATTTCACGCAACCCGTTGGTGACACTTCCTCCCACCGTAGAAAGAGCATAATCCGAAGTTCCAGAAACAGTAGAAAAGGTTGTAGAAACCTCGTACCAAGGCCAGCGTTTCTCGCTGTAAACAACCTGATCGTAGCCTTGCCCCAACATGCGGTTCATCACATCATCAGAAATGTCGCTGTTGTCAATTTCAACAACGCTCTGAATGTAGGAACGCATTTCCCCTAAGTTCACCGCTACTCCTTATGGAAAGAGCAAAAGCTTTGCCCCTCGGCAGGACGAGCTTTGCATGGATCACCAGCTTTAGTAATTGCAAGACAAGAAGGAAGCTGCGGCTCTTCATGCGGAATATCCGCATTTATAGCTCGCACTCCACGCCCACCGAAGTAACTATCTCTAGGAGTACTCTGCGAGTACCCTTCCCCAGGATCCCCATAAACCCTTCGGTTACTTCCGTACCCTAATTGCAATTCTCTGCCCATGAATCCTCAGAACTTTTGGGTGGGGCGAGGGCCGAAACCCTCACCCCACCACCTGTGAGCTATTAGCTTATAGCCCTGTTAGCTTGCCTTGGCGAGCCCTGTTTGAACAGGTCAAGTTGCCGTAGCAAAGGATCTGTGAGAACACAGCATCCTGGTTTGTAGGACGCACGAACGGAGTCGGCTTGAACCAAACATCCGAGTGGCGTACAAGTTGCAGATACTTCGTGTTCAACATATAGAGAGGCTGTGAGCCAGCGGCTACAGTTCCTGTCGAAATAGCTGCGTCAAATGTTATTGGCGCACCCTTGAACATGAGGTTCTGGAAGCCAGCGTCAGCCATGTCAGTATCCGTGTAACGGATGTTGCTGGTGAGCAAGCTTTCATATTTTTCGTAGCCCTGTTGGGACGTGATAATGATGGTCGGTTGGTCATTGCCAACAGAAACATCATTGTACAACGTCGCCATCATTGCTGTGGTAAGCGCAGCGACACCACCAGAAGCGGTTTCTGCTGAAGCCCACCATTCGTTGACATTGCCCGCAGCGTTAGGGTCAATTCCACCCACTGCGTTACCAGCAGCAACTGAGCCGTCAACGATCTTGTCGATGCCAAGCCAGTCTTTGCCGCCGTTGCCAGTTCCATCTGCGTAGAACATGGTGTTCATGTTCTCAATGATGGTTTCTTGGGTTTGGAAGATTTTGCCTTCGAGAAGGTCAATAATTTGAGCTTCGCCGTTGTTTTTGGCTTCTTCCATACCGTTAATGGTTACAGTTGCAGCGTACTGTTTCCAGTCGTACTCGGCAGCCGAAATGCCTGCTTGAGCAGTCGTAGAAATAGTATCGGTTCCGCTGTACGAGCCAGCGGTTGAGTTGGTTCCATAAATTACTGGAACAACGATCTTTGCGCCACCCGAAACTGTTCGCATGGTTTGACCATTTGTCAAAGCATAGAACAATGGGCGAGCACTAAAAATGTTGTCTACTAATTTTGGAACATAATTGTTGAGAGTCGTAGTTAGAATCTCATCAAAACTGGTGTTACCAGCCATGTTTTGCTCCTAAAAGGTTAAGTGCTTAATTGTTGTTTGGCCCGTTCAAACGCTTCTCGGATACTAGATGGTGCTGTATCAGGCTGGGTTTGCTGGGTTCCCGCTTGGGTTGACCCTCCAGGTGTAATCACAGACGCATCACGCTTTTTCTGAGTAATTTCTTGCTCCTGCTGAAGCTTGTCAGCAGTAGCTTTAACATCACCAAATCTCCAGTGAGTATAGGCTGCATCTAAATTGCTAATTCCGTTCTTCACAGCGTGGCGAAGAAGTTCCTTAGCATCAAATTCACCGTATTTCTCTTGAAGATTTGTAACCTCACGTTCAACGGTTTGCTGACGTTGCGCTTGTTCCTGCTGCTCAATCTTCTTTTCAAGCTCTCGTAGCTTTTGCTCAGTTGGATCAAGATCTTCCCAGTCCTCAACATCTTGAGAATTGGCAATTTCTACACCAAAAGATCGCCCTAAAGCTTCCAAAGTCCCCTTTGGATCTGACTCCAAAGCGGAAACGATTGACTCAGCTTGACGCAAACGGTCCCGTTCAGCCGATAATTCCTGCGTTTTGCGGGTATAATCCGCTTGACGCTGGTATCCATCTCGAAGTTCTTCCAGGCTGACCTCTGATTCCTCACCGTCAATCTTGACAATGTAGGTTTCACCAGGTTCCTGTGGAACGTCATCAAAAGTTTCTGGAGTGTCCTCATAAGTGGATTCCAGGTCTACTTCATTTTCTTGAGGCACTAGCCCCTCCTAGGAGTCTGTAAAGTTGCTCCTACTAAGAGTAGCATAATGTCCCACTACAGGGATGGAAGCTCCATTCCCATCTGGTTTTGAAGCTGTAAAAGTAATTCGGGTGGAACACCACCAGTGGGGGCAAATGCCCCATCCGCCCCCATATCAGGGGATACAGGCGGTACTGGCGGCATCCCACCTGGCACAGGGCCTTCAGAAGGGACTTGACCCTCTTCTGCGGCAACTTCTGGGCCAGGAGCCTGAACAAGGAATTTTTCGGGATCTTTAATACCGAAACCTTGTTCAAGGACATGAACAGCAAGCGCTTGCGGGTCAATAACTTCCCCGACAAGCGGAGCAACAGCGTTCATCAACGAAACTGCTTGTTGCTTTCGTATTGTATCGTTCATGGGCTGCGTAGAGCCTGCTTGAACCGAAAAATCGTACTCTCCAGAGATCATATCTCGGTCAAATTCAAAGAATATATCTTCTCCGCCTCTAGCAGTAATCCTAGCTACATGCTCTCCAGTCATAAACTGCTGCATTAGCTGGATAACGTGACGAGCCACATCAGAAATAGATATCTCGACTATTGCTAGCTTATCTGCTGCTCTAGCATTCTGAGCATCTGCGATAATGCTAGCTTCTGTAGCTGTTCTCCGTATTTCGGGCATAGCCCCTCTGGCGTATTCCGAAATACCTGAAACAGTATTTATATCTTCTTCAATAATGCTTGAATAGTTGTATATTTCAGGGCTCAGGGGGATTTGAGGCATCGGTACAACAACCTCTTGGAGAGGTTTGTTTTCGTCCACCACGGGGACGAGCCTACCGTCCTCATCAGATTCAAGGGCTTCGCGACCTTCAGGTCCGAATGAGCGTTCGTGATAAAGATATTTGCGCGCATAACGCTTTCTATCGTTCATCAACTGGCTACGAGTTTTATCTAGTTCCAGTTGGAGGGATTCGATGGACTCTAAATCTCCAATCGGATAGAAATGGTCAGGGACATCGTAGTTTCGTATCATTACGAAAGGCTGTCCATATGCGTAAGGCATAGGAACAGGGTCTACAAGAAATTCTTCTGCACCGTCAGCGTATATGCCAACTGTGTTCTCCAAAATGTCGTAGAACTCCCAGATTACAACTTGATCGCCTACGAACTCGCCTTTACCGTCATGGTATTCTGGCGTTTCGGTGTCTATCACTGAGCTAGAAAGCCGTTTTCTTACGGAAGCTTTATAGCGTTTATCTTTCTGCGCTTCTTCAACTGGGCGCACAATTCGTTGTGCTATCCATTTGGCATCTGCCATGCAGGTTGCTGCTGGATCAACAAACACATCGAAAGGTGAAACTCTTTCAACGAATGGCTGATCTTCAACGATTGTCATCGCTGATTCAGGAATGCTAGCGATAATATCGTCGTCTGTAGGAAGATCTGCCGCCATTTCAGGGTTCTCAATGGCGAAAGTATCGGCTTCGAGCATTGCTGAGCCGATCATTTCTTCTCGTTGTTCGTCTGTTAGACCTTGTTCTTGTTCAACGAATTTCCAGCCAACTTTAAGCCAACCGTGTCCTATGACAAGGAAGTCTTTAACAGCGGAACGAAAAGGAGTTCTAAAGTCGTGGTGCCGCCACATATAGTTGGCGACACCTTCGACTACAGCAGCCCGAGCAGAGTCCATAGGATCCGTAGCTTGAACAACTATCTTTGGATAGTTCACAGCTACAGAAGGAGCAATAACATTAACTGTAGAAAAAGCTAAGTTTACAGCAATGAGATCTTGCTTAGAGGAAGTCGTTGAAGGCCAATGCTTGCCCCTGTAGAGGTCTATTAGCCTACGCCAAGTACGTTCAAAGTTTTCCTGATCTCGCCAATTTTCGCATTTGTCTACTTTCTCAATGTAATCAGAAAGCTTTTCTTGACGAGATTTTCTAGGCATTAAAACTGAACTTTCTCTGGCATCTTTTCTATGTTACGGCCCTGAGATTTAGCTTCAGCAAAAACTTTAGCTTCTCGTTCACGCTTAGTAAGCCCCTGCTCATCAGAGGGCAACGTGGACTGGAAGCCTTGTCCAGTCGATACCGTAATCGACTTTAGGCGAAGCCTACGTTCGTAGAGTTCCTGAAGTTCTGTAAGGGAGACATTGCCTCGCCGTTCCAGAACATATTCAGTGAACTCTTCAAAGCTGGCCCCATCTGGGAGGACAGCCATATTTTAACCAGCGTCTGAGCCGCGAAAGTTCGGCTGTTGAGCTACATGCTCTACCGAACCTGAGATACCATGCTGGTTTTTGGGGGTTTCGCGTGTTGCTGGGGTACCATAACCACCTGTTTGGTTCGCATATTTGGTTGCGTCCATACGTTGTTTCGGTGATTGAGGTCCGCCAGGAGTCCAGATTGGGTTAGCAGATACACTGCCGCCCCGCTCCATCTTAGCGTTTTTCCCTTTCGCCCCATCAACGGTTTCAGTACCGTTGGTGTGGGAAACAAATTTAGCCATTACAGCCCTTCCTGTGGAACATGCTCCTATTAGTTAGGTTAATGTGTCCCACGAATAGTATTCAAGCCTATTTGTAGCGGATCCGCCGTACTATGACCAGGTAGCAGCCTAGCGAACCAGTCAACAGTCCAATAATCGTCAACTTCTGGCGCATATTCAGGTTCATGTGCGAATTTACGCATCTGATTAGCTAACGCAAGAGCCATAACCCTATCATCGTAAGGGGATCCCGACATTGTGCCTCTGTCGTTACGAACGAATGTTCGTAACTCCGCTAATGTGTGTTTATCCCTAATAATAAGCTCTTCGTTTCGTAATGCGGAACTCAAATCGTCAATCATTAACGGTTTAGAAGTTCTTGTTGTTTTCCACCCGTATTCTTGACTAATTCTGTTATTCACGTTGTTTAACTGTCTGCGTCTAAACAAGTTCGGGTAACCAAGATGACGCAACTCTGTGATTGTTGTAAGCCCGTGGTTGTTGGATTCAACGCAACACAAAGCGTTGCGATACCACAGCCCTAACGCCATTACTTCTTCAGCCAGCAAATCTGGGGCTATGTGACCGTGCCAGATCGCTACTTGTTCTCCGCTACCCACATCCAATACTTGGATTACAGAGTAATCGCCATGACCAAGACCTTCCGCAGTATCTACGCCCATGACATAGGCAGACATGCTTTCTGGCGCTTGCCAAACTTCAACACTCACGACGGCCTAAATTCTGCCGAACGACCATTAAGTCGCATGTACCCAACTTCCCCACGAATCACGTTGCGTTCCATCGCTTCCAGAATATCTAAATCAAATACAGGGTTACCTGACTTTACAAACGCTTCCTCTGGTGTAGTTGGATACTCCTGAGCAAGCTGCCACGGCAGCATTGACTCAATCTTCTCCTGATACCAAGAATCCCCTCTATCTTCAGTCGCAGACCAAGGATAAAACATGGGCTCAAACTTGTTTGACCCCGTAGTAGCCCCAACCCACAACTGATGATAGAAGTTACCTGAACCATTAGCAGTACTTAAGCCAATGATCCGCCCCCCCACGTCCGCCACGGGTTCAATACTCGCCCATGCCTCTTCAGGGTTGGGGAGAAAGGCCCATTCGTCAACGACAATAAGTGTGGCCGATTCACCACGGGCAGGATCCGACGCCGACGGCATTGATGTAATCTGCGATCCGTTATCGAAACCCATTCGCTGTTGGTGTTCCACCAGGGACTTAGGTCCACGTTCTACCATCCATTTCGGTAAGTGTTGAAATCCGTACTTACTTTTCCGAAGTAACAGTACGGATTCCCTCTCAGTTCGAGAGAGATCAATAATGTTCTGGTCTGGATGAAAAAAAGCCAGCCAGAACTGGTGAGCCGCAACAAGCGTGCTCCACCCAATCTGTCGCGCTTTTAACGTAAGCGAATATCTATTTGCTGCCCAGTGGTCGATAGCTTCCTTCTGAGCTTCACGTAAAGTAAAAAGAATACGCCCGTGAGCAGGGTGAGCAATATGCCAATAGTTCTGTAAAAAATATCCCTCGTTCTTGACACACTTCCTCCATTCTGCTTCCTGCCGAAGTTCTGATATCCTAGACATTATGCTTACCAATCATTACTGGTGGATCCCAGAGGCTTTAACCCCACAGCAATGCGATCAGATCGACCACGCTGCTGCGGAAATTCACGAAATCGAAGGGATCCATTTCGGGGACGAAGGCGGACAACGAAACTCTCAAATATCTTGGATATACGATGACTCCATAAGCGAGATAATTTGTGCTTGGATGCGTCAAGCAAACAGAGAAGCAGGCTGGTACTACGACCTACAAATACCAGAAGCCGTACAATATACTCGCTACCGTGA